TATGAAAATGTGCTAGTCGCCGCGATGAGTTTTTCTAAATCTAGATTCGATAAATCCATTGACTGGGAATTAACGCGGTATAGCTCTGTTTTGAATACTAGCGTAATTGGCGGCGCATCGAAGTTATTTTCACACTTTAAGAAGTTGAATACGGGTTCTGTAGTTTCTTATTGTGACTTACGATACGGAACTGGAAACTTGTATAAGAAGCTGGGTTTCAATTTAGCGTCTCGGTCTGGGCCAAATTACAAATATTTTAAGAAGAATGTTTTTCTTTCAAGATATGAATGTCAAAAACATAAAATAAAATCATTCTTGGAAAAATTTGATGACTCATTGACTGAACATCAAAATATGGTTGCTAATGGATGGATTAAGATTTTTGACTTGGGGAACGATAAATTTGTTTTTAAGCAATAAAAAAGGCCGCATTTAGCGGCCTTTAAAATATCGAGTAAGCGAATACCCATCGGGCGCTTTATCAACTGAACACTTAATAACGTCAACGCCATTGGTAAATGAAAATTCTCTAACTTTCTGAGGTTTCATCCCTGGAGTAAATCCCGCAGGAACTTCTTCACCAGGTTGTAAGAAAATGTTCTTAACGCCGTTGTTATATGTCTTTGCACCTTTTACTTTAGCATCAGTAGCGGCTTTACGTTTAGATTCCCATTCAGCGCTGCGCTCTAACCTACCCACAACCCAAGTCTCGTCAATCGGCTCAGTTAAGAACTTCTCTTCAACCCCGTTGTTATAAATTTGAGTTCCAAGTTTAGCAGCCGTTGCGAGAACAACCCTAGACGCGTTTTGTTCAATCTGAGCATCAGTCCTATAAGGAACTAAGTTTAACTCTGTTATAAGTGGGTTATCTTTAAGATACGACCCATGATAAGTACCGTCAGTCGTTGCGTATCGAGCGCGGTTTGTCCAGAATTCTGAATTTTTCTGATTACCTTGTTCTTTACAATAATCAAAATCTGATTGAAGTTTCTCTGTAGACCAACCCTGTTCAAGGTAGTTAGAGAACTCATCTGAAAATAATGGAACTATTAAAACTTGGTCTAGAAAGTAAAGTTTAACCCGTTTGTTTGGGTACTTAGTATCGACCATCTTTTGCTTTGCTTCTTCGGTGTGTACTCTACCGTGGTTATTGCCAACTAAATTTAGCTCTTTGATTTTTGGGTCGTCTGTTTTTAGAAAAAACTTGTTTCCACCGGAGTCTTTGTAAGTAGATTTTCCTCTTACATAATCACCTCGCTTTAACGCAGCCTCTTTTCTACTCCTAGCTAAATATCGAATACGATAAACTTCAGGTATATTTCTATTTGATAAACAAGTATTTGTATTAGAATTGAAATTACCAAGAATGCAGTCTAGAGCCATAGACATTGACGAATTAGGATATGATTTCCATAGCATAACGTGTGCAATTATATGCTGTTTCGTGCTTAGGGTTGAAGAGTTCCACGGGTAATCTCTAAAAGATTTATACTCAGGAAACATGTCTTTAGATTTTGGACAAATATGATGGTCTTCTCTATAATCGTCGTCAGAAGGGTTATCTCTACACCATTCGATAAATTTTAGATACCGTTTTAAATAATGTGGGTTGTGAGGCTTTGATGCTAAAATAGCATAAATAGATTCGCTGTTCATAGATTCCTTTATTATGGTTGAATAGAGTAAGTGTGTACTTGAAATACCGCGACTTACATTGTTTATTTATTATATTTTTTAAACCTAGAAAATCAAGCAAAGAAAAACCCGCCGAAGCGGGTTTATTTTATAATCGCTCTAAACCCAATAGAGTATTGGGTTTTGCGCTATCATTTCTACAGAATATTTCTTACATTCGCTATGCGATAATACGCGTTATTTCTACCGGCGGTATTGAAGTATGGGTGCTTCGCGATACCGTAGCGCATTCTGTACGCCATACGTGGGGTGAATGTCTCAGGGTCAGTTGTCTTGACAATCTGCAATGGAACATATGGAGCGTAGAACAAACCAGCATCCCATGCGCTCGCACCCTTGTAACCAACCATGAAGAATTGGTTCTGAGTACCGGCAACGCCAGAGTATGGATCTACGTACACACGGAAACGCTTGTTCAAGATACCAGCAAAGGTTGCAGAGCTCTCATCAACGTTCAGGTTAGAAGCGCCTTGCAGAGCAGGAGCGTAATCCAACACACCAGCCATTGCCAGAGCAGAGGCTACATCGCTGGAGCAAACCAAGATGTTACCCTTACCGCGACGAGTTTGCTGGGCGATAGCGTTAGCTTCGCGCTCGATCTGGAACAACAAGCCCTTATGACGCTCAGCCAACCAACGTCCATCGGAGTCAGTAGTCAAGTCAAACACACCGGCCTTGGTAGCATCTTGTGCACCAATTTTAGCGCAAGAGTAGATGGTACGCAGAACTTCGCGGTTTACTTCACCCAAGATCTCGGTAGACAAGATGTTGGAGAGTTCAGCGTCAGCGTCCAGACCATGCAAGTTCTTCAAGTCTTGAGCGAACTCAACACTGTAACCTGCCTTCAATGCGCGGGTCTTAGCAGTAACGGTCATTTGCTCAACGGAGAAACTCATCTCACCGAAAGCATTAACACCACCACCCAAAGTCTCGCCGAACTGTGTCGACATACCAGTACCAGTGGTGTAGGTACCAAATTGGTCGCCACCAGTCACGGTGTCTTGGTCAACGAAGTCAGCGGTTGGGTCTGTACCGGCGTGAGCAGGAGAGGCAGCGCCAGAGAACGCGGTATTTGCTTCGTTAAACAAAGCCTCAGTACCACCCATGGTGCCGTACTTGGAGCGCAGAGCAAAGATTAGGCCAGTGGGTTGGCGCAGGGGTTGAACGCCGCAGATGTCATATGCGATCATCTGTGGAGCAGCGCGGCGAACCATCGAAATCAACACTGGGTCGTACTTAGCCAAGCCATCACCGCCAGCACCATTGGAATAACCATTGGTCTGGGTAACAGGTGAAGACTCAGAAATCAGAGCACGTTGTTGTTGAATGTCTTGTTCGGTGTTTTCCAACAGAACAGCAGTAGTTTCGCGACGGTTTTTGTCGGTGATAGCCTCAACACCTTCGGCGTTAAGAACGGGTGCCCATTTTTCGAGCAATTGGCTAACAGTAGCTTGAGTCATTTTATTTTCCTTTAAAGGGTTTTTGGTTACTTACAATACTATTTATTGTTTTAATAAAGTCGTATTGCTTAATAGTTTTTGCTTATCGTTTGGTCAGGAACGCTGCGTACTTCGCTACGTTAGAATCGGTAACGGTTTCAACCTTAGTTGCCCCGATAACGTCTTCCGTAATGATTTCGGCTTGCTTTGGTGCTTGGGCAGGTTTCTGCTTAGAACCAAAATTTTCCAAAACAATTGAAAGCTGTTTTTTGTATTGTTCTTCGGTTGAATAACTAACGGTTTCGGTCAATTGCGTAAAGCGATCAAATTCTGTACTCGTCATCTTTTCTTTAAACGATTCCAGGATCTTACCTGCTTCCAACTTCTTAACAGTTTCCTGAATTGCTTTAACTTCGTCTGCACGAGCTTTAAGTTCTTCATTCAGCTTATCTACCTCAGACAGCGCAGTTGCCAGAGCGTCTTCTTTACCAGTGGGCACTTCAATATTGTGTTCAGCGATTAGCTTAGACAAACCATCCATAAAACTTTCTGCCACCTGAGTATTAAAGTTCGACTTGATTGCGACTTCATTCTCTTCATGCCATTTTGCAACGGCTTCACTCAAAAACCCATCAATATCAGTTTCCATCTGAGCCTTAGCTTCTACGAGCTGGGCTTCAAAATCTTGTTTCATTTCTTCTTGAATTTGCAAAACGCGATCAGTCACGGCTGCTTCAAAAATAGTTACTGCTTGTACTTTAAATTCGTCAGACAAGCCTTCTGCTTCCAGGAGCGCGGATACTTGCTCAGATACTTTTGACTCTTTAACCGGCTTGTCTTCAGCAACGACTTCAGCAGGAACTTCAGCTGAATCTTCCTTGGTCAATTCTTTCTTCAAAGTAGGCTTCAAATCTACTTTGTCCTCGCCGCCGACTTCTTCTGCATCAGCAGGTTCTTTGAGTTCGACAGCTTTTTTTGCTTCTTCAACTTGAGTAGCTTCGGCGAGTTGTGCAGTAGCTTCTGCGAGTTGTTTACGAATAACGTCTTCTAATTTCATGTTAGTAAATCCTTATGATATAATGTATTTATTGTTGGTGAAAACTCACGGTTTCATCAGTTATTTATGCTTCGTCAACACCAATAAACTTCTTCAAAGCGGAAGTGTGTTTATCAGTAGTTTTACCGAATGGACGAATACGAGCAACTCCGTTGCTTGAATAGATAGTGTGTTTTGATCCATCTGAGCCGGTGATTATGTGAGACTGACCGTATTTTTCTTTATTATCCAAAGAACCCTTATCCATGCCCAGAGCAATTTCAACTTCAGAAGCATCCAGATCCAGTTGGTGAATTTTGCCTTCGTCTTGGCTTTTACCAGGCTTTACAGTGTATGTAGGTCCAGAGTCAGCAACAGTAATTGCTTCAGTAACCATACCGATGTATGCTTCTTGAATTGATTTTAGTGTTGAGTCCATTTTATTTACCTGTTAATTTATTGATAAATTGTGTAAAGAGTTCGACTTTGCGAGCCTCTGTCAATTGTTTCTTGTCGTAATCTGCTTTAGCAATCGCCGCCAAGTCTTGTTCAAGCCAACGGCCATCTTCGGTTTGAATAAACTCAACGCCTTCCATGATACCGTTCACAAAACATCCGGCGAGCGAACCATCTTTTGATACAAATTGTCCAGATGGATCACTCACAACATCCACAGCAGTCATCATAAAATCGTCACCAACAGTTTTAACACCGTTAGACTCAATAATAGAACCTGCGCCGCGAGTTGATACGCCGACGTTTACGCCCGAAGTCAATAGACCCTCTAGGATTTGACCCATTGGAGTTTTCAATACCTTAGCCTTACCAACCCAAACATTACCGTCCTGTTTCATCTCGGTAATCATGTGTGTTGCGCGTTCAAAGTCAATACTAAGGCGTGGTGGATGGTTCATCTCACCCAGAGCTCTACCAGTTTTGATATAGTCAGTGGAAAACTTATCAACAACCTTTTCCATCAAGGCTTTTGAATAAATACGCCCGTTCTTGTTCTTTACCTCAGAAACCGCAAATGGCCCTTGAATATAAAGGTGCTTTTTACCTGAAGCATCCGCCTCAGTAAGCAACGACATTGGGTCGTTATAAATTTCTGTAATTAACTTCATCTCTTAAATCCCCGAGTAACCCTGTGTCTTGCGCAACCGCATAATCAACGTACCAGTGCTGGCCAACGTAACCACGATATCTGAAGTCGCGTTCTCGTTGATAACGGCTTGAATAATCCCATCAGTCTGAAAATCGTAGTTGTCATGAACATGAAATGCGTCTTCACCATTTCTAACAATAGTACAGCTACCGCCGCCGCTAATAGAAGTTGATACTCCAACAATATTTACAGCTTTTGGAACGGTTCCAGTAACGGTTTGGTTTTCAGATACTAACGAGTTAAGAGTCAACGTGTCTGTACCGTTACCAGTCCATTTAACGATGACTTCGCGAGGGTCTGCTTTTATAATTTTTTTAAGTAATGGCATATATTAGCTTGGTGTAAATTCTTTAATCTTCAACGATGCAGACTTCTGCATGATAGAAGTATTTAATTCACCTTTATGGTACTCGGAAACTAGGGCAATAGAGTCTTCTAAATCTGGCAACTCAAACGATTTCACTTCGGATACTTGAGGCACTTGCTCGAGCTTAGAAATAGCCATCATACTCAACCGCTCTTTAACCAAGTCAAATGCCTGCTCCATAGAAGCGTCTTCTAGTTTATTGATAAATTCCATTTATTGTGACTCCGGTGGTGCGTTAGGGTCAACGCCATATTTTGCTAAAATTTCTTCTTCTTGCTTCTGAGCAACCATTACATCTTCTTCGTTTTCTTTTTCAATCTCAGTAATCTCATCATCAGTCCAACGCATAATTTCACGCATCACTTTACGCTTAGAAATATACTTACCAACAAATTGATCAGCAAGTTGCGCATTCATCATGCGCTCTTTCAACATCTCAGACTCTTTCAACTCAGCGTAGAAGTTATCCTCCACGTAGTTAAAGAGCAAAGAGCCTTTGATTACTTCCCAGTCATCCGAAGTAGCAATACCTTTTAACAGGAGTTGAGTCTCAAGAATGTCTAGGAATAATGTATTTAACTTGCGACGAAGTTTGTCGATAAACTTAGAGAACTTAATCTCATCTCTAGATATTTCATTCTCACGCCCTAGGTTAAAAGTGCCTTGTCCGGCCTGAAGTCTAGACAACGGAACATTTAGGGATTGATACAGTTTACCCTGGAAGTAAGCAACATTTTCTATTGACCCTAACGTGCCCCCTCCTTCGAGGTTGGTTATCTCAGTACCCTTGCCGCCGTTAGCCCTTGGCAACCAAAAGTCTTCAAGGATAGAAAGATGCTTCTTCTCATCCTTTACAGTTCCTGTAGCAGCATCGTACACTTGTTTGTTCTTATACCGCGCCATCACGTCTTTAATGTACTGCTCGGCCTTAGTTCTAGCCATACCCGAAGTATCAATATAGAACACACGGCGCTGAGGTGCACGTACCATACGATAAATGACTTCCGAGTCTTCCATCATACGCAATTGGTTCATAGGGCGAATGGCCTTATGTAGGAACGAGAGCGACATTCCAGTGGTTTTATCTATGACGCCTAGGGTAGCATAGGCAATTGCATCTTTAGCAATTTTTAGACCCTGTTTCTCATTACCCGAAAAGCCTTGCTCCGAGTAAATGAAGTATTCTTCCTGGCCCTTGATAATATCTACCTGAGTGCGAGGATCTTTTTCTTTCTTAATCTCAATAACCCGCTTCAACTTTGCCGTGTCAATAGGGCGCAGTTCAACGATACCCGTCTTAGGATTATCTTTATTCAAAACTTTGTGATAAGCAATACGCCCGTCAACATACGCAGTTCTAACGATATCAGAAGCGTTTTGGTTGAAGTTAAGCATCGCCAAAATATTATCAAATTCTTCCTTGATAACTTCTTTGGTCTTTTCTGAATACTGTTTGGCTTTGTCCTCTGCAAAATCAATTGCAATTGGTGCCTTGTATTCGTCGTAGATAACTACTTCGTTGACGATTTCGTCAATCGCAATATCAATGTCTGCGACTAGCGAAATCTCTCTATACTTTTTGACCAAGTCTGCTTCATTCTTAGTAGCAGACGGGTCAATATCAATAGAAAAAGAATTATATGCAGCCCCAGTACCAACAGACACATCAACGCGAGCCCCGCCATTATCGTCCTGTGAGGGTACGAATGATGTAGGTTCTAGTTTATCGGCGACGCGTTTGATTTGAAAACCAAACAACGTCATGCCGTTAGAGTCTGTTAAGGGTTGCTGAGAAGCCATTCAATTATATCCAATAGTGATAGTTATTTTTATTTAACTACCCTAGAATTAGATAACATCCCAGTAATCAACTGAGAACTCAACTGGGAACTCTTCGATCTGAGTAGATGCACCAAAGTCAAGCTGAATCTCACCAATTACTTGAGGGAAGCAATCAAAGAACTTATACTGTTTGATGACATTGTCATTGCGGTCAAGTTGTTGCACAATCATGTCGGTTTGGTAAGACGCGGAGGCCAAACGACCCGAAGTAGATTGGTGCTCGATAATACCCTTAGACCAGCGCTCAAGAGCGTTGCGAATCAAGAAGTCATTATCGTTCATGATATTGACGTTCCAGTTCTGGAATTCCCGCTCACCAGCAATCTTAGAAATACGGCCTCTAAAAGGAACCATAATTGGGCTGATAGTAGAAGCAGGAAGCGCAGTTGCTTTACAAAGGAATTCACCCTTTACTGCTGCGTCCTGACCATTTACCCACGTAGGGAAGGCCAAGATTACTTTAAATTGTGAAGGGCGAGCGCCGCCACCCGAAAGGTGAGAGCGAAATGAGTCGATACGTGCCATTTTTATTATTTCCTAATTAGATTGTTTTACGAGGCCTACCAGCCGAAAATTGTGGGTTAATTGATAAAAATTCTTGAAAATTTCCAGAAGAATTTAAAAACATATATTGATTATTATTTGAATCTTTGTACCATCTATAACCCTTCAACGTATCTCTATTTGTCTTTGAACTAGAACGATTTTTTGGGCCTCTATTAAATTGTTTATTATTTAACAGAAAAATATCAAACTCATCGTCTATATCATATCCAAGTAATGATTTGAAATTAAATTCATTAACACCATCGTTATATTTTCGATATTTGATATTTGTTTTTTTATAAAACCTTTTTAACCTACCTCGAAAAATATTTGGGTTATTTAATAAAAATTCTTCAAACTTTTCATTGATAGAGTTATATTCTGATTCATTGACCATAAATTTATACTCATTGAACCCATCGTTATAAAATCTACTAAGTTTGCTATTATTACTAAGTCGCTTAATCATAATATCTCTTTCAGATTTTCCAAAACTTTTTCTCGAAGAATTGTTATGTCTTTTTCCACCAGGTAACAAATTGTATGAGCGAGGGTCTTCTTTAACAGTTTTAACTAAAATTGATTCGATCGAATATGCTTCATCTTCATCATCACCACAATCAATAAGAGTTTCTCTGATAAAATTCTTTTTACCATACAATTTAACAGCTTTTGATATTATAGATCCAGTTCCAAAATAACCATCAAAATTATTTATATTTCGAGTACCGTGTACCCCAACATAAAACCTCCCGTTAAGAAGGTTTGTTGTTTTATAAACAATATAGTTCATTAAACTGTTGCAGCAACAGAAAATTCTACTGCGGAACCAACTGCCGTAAAGGTGAGCGAAATGAAGTTGATTGAACGAGTTGGTTTTACTAAGATTGTTCCTCTAAACTCGTTTGCATCTACAACTACAGGTGGGTTATTTACCTCAGAACAGATGACCTTAAAGTCTTCAATACCGCGACGACCTTTAATATCGCGCAAGAACGGTTCAACCGATGCGATAAACTGTTGGCGAGTGATTTCATCATTCTGTTCAAACAGTTGATACTTAGCATAACGGGCAATAGACTTCTCCATTACCAAGAACAAGCGGCGAACACCAATACGGTCAAACGCGGATGGCTTCAAAGTACCAGTCTTGTCACCGTAAAGGATCGTGCCCTGACCAACAAACGTAACAACGGGGTTGATAGACAATTTATACAACACATCGCGCTGGGCTTGGTTGGGGTTCCAGGAGAGTTTGATAACACCCTTGATTTGACCCTTGGTAAAGCCACCTGGCGAGAACCATGTATCTTGGTTAGCGTCTACGCGAGCACACAACCCAGCGATATCCGAGTTCAACGCAACCCAACGGTACTTATCGTTGTACTTATCGTACATGTATTTGTAACCCGAGTCATGGAACGCATAAGTGGAGTTACCCATAGCGGTCTTGTAAGTAGTCGCGTCAGTTGTAGCGGTTGCGCTAGAAGAGAAAATTGGGCTACCATCAGACGCGCAAATAGAAGTAAACACAACCGCGTCTTTACGAACTTCACCAATATTGTCGATAACGTACTTAGCGATAGTGGAGTTTTGTGAACCCACGGGGAACAACGAAATGTCATACATCTCAGTGTCTTTAAACAAGTCCCAAGCCAATTGGATATTGGAACCTGTTGGGGAAGTAGTATCCACGCCGCCAATAAGAGCGTATGTAAAGTCGTAACCCGCAGAAACTGTATCCACTAGAGCGGTGAATGTAGTCCCAATCGCGGAAGTACCCCAGTTTGCGACGCCAGCGGGGTGATCCATCCAGTAAACGTAGCTAGATTGGTTGCGCAGAACGGTGGCGTAATAGTTGTTCAGACCTTGGAAAGAAACCGCATCAGACGCTTTAGATACGAAAGAGAATTTCTCAAGCGTAGCGCCCGGAGTTCCCGTAAACTTACCCGCTGCGTCGATAACAATAACGTGAACTTCGTCACCTGAACCGCCCTTAGAAGCAGCAAAGTCAGAAGTACCCGGAGCGCCCACGAACTGGTCTTTATAAGCCCATGTAGAGTAGGTTGCAGAGTCAGCGATAGAAACGGTCAACGAATTACCCAAAGAACCCATATAACGCGCGGCGAATGGGCCTACGGTTGCTTGACCCGCTGAAAAGGACTGTTCGTAAACGTCCAAGTTTTCAATTGTAACTGCTGTACCCGAGCAAACCGCATTACGACCTGCTGTAGATGTTGCGCGAACAACATACATACCGCTAGTGTAGGCCAAGAAGTTAGCTGCACCAAAGAACGATGCAAAAGTTGCGTCAGTAGGTTTACCAAAGGACTCTACCAAAGAATCTTCTGAGTTTACGAGCACAGGAACCATTGCTGGACCCCATTGAAAAACGCCTACGGTTCCGCCTACAGTTGTGGCTGCGCCGATGATAGAGGCACTAGCATCTTTTTCTACGATGCTAATACCAGGTGATTGAAGTGTTGTTGCCATATTAGTGAAGCTCCAGTGTTAATATATCTATTTAATGTTTGTTAAAACTCTACGAGATTTCATCTTTTTGAATCTAGATAGAATGGAATTCTGTTTAATCGGTAATTGCGGTGAATTCAGACCCGCGCCAGCATTATCCGTTGTAGTCACCGGAACTGCGTCTTCTTTTATCTCTTTTATCATAAAGTTTCTAATTTATTTAATAGCGTAAAATTAACACCGTAATCCGTTTTTTCAATCAGGCCCATATAGTATAAAAACGTATCCAGCACGCTTCTATATTTAATGGGTGTTTTATAAAACAACATTGAAATTGAGCCAGGTATCGTAAAACAGTTACCTAAGATTACAATATGGTTTATAATCAACCTATCTTTTAAATCTTCATTTTCAATAAACCGCTTAAACAAGTTATTGATATATTGAAACCTCTTTAAATCAGCCTCAAACTCATCAATCGTCGTAAGGTGTGGGTTATCATAAGAGTTCATGGCGAATTGAAGAAACTCCGAGTCGCCTTGAATAACCTTAAAATAAACTTCCGACACTCTTAAACTCTATAAAATCAAACAGGCGTTGTTGTTTGTGTAACGCCAGTGCTAGACTTTACTCGCCAAGTTCCGTTGATAAAAATCAAATCGGCAAGACCGTTTACCGTAAAAATATATCTAAAAATAGTTGATGTATTTGTAAATAGAAGGTCTGTGGCTTGGGTTGCATAAACCGTGATAACCTGACCTGGAACCCCGGCTGGTAGCGTATAAACGTTATTAGGGTTATTGCTAATCAACACAACGTCAAACGTCAACGGAATTGTGTCTACAAAGACCGACGGTGTCGCGGGGTTAAAGATTACTTCGGTATATGACGGGGCTTTTACGGCCCGAGTCAACGTTGCAACACTAACCTTCTTATTCACCCCACCCGTCACCAACGGTAGAACGTCTGTAGCGAGCGCGCTAGTTGCTGCAACTAGCTCTGAAATCTTCTTATCCATTTACTCACCAATAACGGGTTGATCGATTTTGTACTCTACAACTTCACCGATAATTTGAACACCTGTTGGCTCTTCAACGGCTTCGTTTACTGGGCGAACTTTTTTGTTATAAGGGCGTTTAACTTTAACTTCTTCAACGGTTTGTTCCATTTTCACTTCCTCTTTAATTTCAGTAGGTTTTTCTTCAATAACAACAGGGGCTGTTTCTACAACAACGGGTTCTTCATATTTAACCACAGGAGCCGCAACGGGTTTGGTACCCTCGGCTTCAAGTCGGCTCTTCAACCCACGCAAAGAAACATATACTTCTTTAGTCCTAGGGTCACACCAACCTTGTTCAGTTGCAATAGCAGTTGGTGCCCAAATAGGGAATGTTTTCATCAATGACATATTTATATCTTTCCAGCTAAAATTCTTGCAATAATTTCCATAGGCACTCTGTTACCCATCATCTTTTTAACGCGACCCCTGCGCTCCACTGCGTCATCAGAAAGAGGGTCCGCAGTCTCTTTATGCCCTTGAGGCATATCAATACGCTCTACAAGGGATGCGCGGCGTTTCTTTTGAATCTCTTTTGCATGATGCATCATCTCATCCTGGGCAAACTCGTGAGCATCATCCTCGTTCTGACCCTCGTAATCCGCACCCTTCATATGTTCCCCGTCTTGGTAAAACTGGGCAACGTGCTTATTGCCGATTTTTCTGACAATCGCCGTTCTACCATACCCCGAGAGGTATTGGTTGCCGGCGTCTTCGTTAGTAGAAAACAGACGTCTAAATTTATTTAACTCTTTCACGACAACTCCTTTGCCTTTGCGGTTGCGATAGCAAACGCTGCATCTTTACCGTACTTAGCGACAAAGCCTTTAGTCTTCTTGAGGGCTTTTACGATTTCTTCGCGCTTCTCAATTTCAGGTTCAGTGAGGGTCTTTTCGTCAATAACTTCTGCGCCAACCACTGGAGTTTCAGACTCAAACACATGACCCTCGTTCTTGTCATGATCCCAGATACCGTAGGCGTGGTCACCACCCGGTTTTTCTGCCGATACTGTATTCACGCCCTGTTCGACGCGACCCTTAAACTTCATGGGCTTACTGCCGTGTTTTGCTTTAACATCAGAAACCCACTTGTCGTAGCGAGCTTGGATTTCCTCTTCACTATCCTCTTCACTAATCATATGGGTAATATCAACTTCAGAGCCATCTTCCGATTCGCGCTGAATCTTCACACCCTTAGTATCCTTCATCATTTTGAAAGTACGAATAGCATCAGTCTCAGTTGCGTGGTGAGAAAGGATCTTCCCGGTGGGTGATTTAATCTTAACCTTGCCGTTAATTGGTTCTGGAATCTTAGCCCCACTCATCCCAACGTAAGCAGTAAACTCTGAGTCACGAGCTTCCTTTAGAGCGCGTTTGCGCGTTAGAAACTGCTTAAAGGTACTTTCCACTACAACAGGCTCTTCAGTGCGCTCTACAGCGGTTTTAACGCTTTCTAGAGGTACTTCTGCAGCTGGTTTATACTTACCTTCTGAAACTGTCACAGTTTTAGTAGAAATAAGTGGCAAACCCGTAACTTGGTTAAACGCCAGAGGGGTATGAATAAACGTGTGCTCATACAAAGACCGAGTCATATCTTTGCTCAATGGTTGACCGGATTGAACGCTTTCCAAAATTTCTTCAATTTTGTGCTTTGGGGTCAACTTGTTTGCAAGAATATTGCGAGTCAGCACCGATGCCTCAAAAATACTATTGGTAACAGATGATGCAACGCGCCTAATGTCTTCACTCACTTGGTCTTGTGCTGCTGCATAGGTATCATCAGGAAGGTCAACTTCAGTATTAAAAGCACCCAGCGAATGTAGTTTGGCCAATCCATCCGCAGTGGCTTCCTCTGGCGTATCAAACTGCTTCAAGCAATACGGAACATCAGTTGCGACGTTAGCGCCATAGGTCAGTTTTGCAAACACGGGGTTGATAGTCCAGTGAAATGAGCTAGCATCATCATCCGGGTGCCCAACACTGAACTTGCCAATAACCAAAGCAGGTTGACCCGCATACAATACTTCTAGCGTATCGTTGGCGAGTTTGTTCAAGTGAATATATTTGTGTAGTGCGTCGATTTCCATTTTCTATTTCCTAGTAATTGATAGAATGGCCCAGTTGAGACCCTTCAGTTGATTTGTAATTTCAGCGGCATAATCAGCCAGTTCAATCAAATTTTCTTTGATAGATTCATCTGAAATCTTCTTATATTCAGCGAGCATCAAGTTATTTAATTTCAAAATTTCTTTGCACATCTCACCAGGATCACCCACGACTAGCTCGCCTCTAATAGTTTTATTCTTTTGAAGAACATCCATCGCGGGGTTTACATATTCAGCGTTTTCAGTAATCTTCCGAATGTACTCGCCAATAGGGTCAACTTGGTCTAGGTAAAATTGATACACCTCACCAAACAACTTATGTAGCGTAACAAACTGCTCGCCCGTAACGTTCCAGTGATAGCCCTGAACAGTGAGCCAACACTCAACGTGGTTAGCCAATGAGGTTTTAAGCGTATCGATAATCAAGATGCACCTGCCGCGCGAGAATTCTCAGCCGTTTTGTGATCTACCTGATGTGACGCTGGCGTGGGTTGGTGGTGGATACGGGCTGACTGTAGTGCGCGAACCTTACCAATCAACCGCTGCGCCAACTTAGCAATAAGCGCCCTGCGGCCAAACGCCCCTGCCTCAAACCGCTCTTTGTCTTGACGGGTCATTGAAGATGGAGCCTTTTTAAACATCTTGCGCTTGACCATAGTCTCAGCCAATTTACGAGCCCGCGACATAAGAACGTCAGGAG